TCCTGATCGGCGGTGTAATAATCGCCTGGTTCGTAATAATCTAAATGGGCAGGGATTGCCCTGGTACGAGCTGCAAACATGCCGGCGCTGATCTGGTAATCGTGGCCTGTGGGATGGTCTTTCATAATGTGGAAATCGAGGCCGCTTGCTAGAAACTCTTCGTGTGCGATCCGTTCCCGGTGCGTCAGCCTGGCGTCTGCGTCGCGGCTGAGAACGATGTCAAATTCTCGATCTGCCAAAGCCTGAAATCTCCAGAGTTTGGCTGTGTGGTCTTCTGGCCCTTCTTGCTCTACGAGCTGCACATGGGGGAAGAGCTGAAGGGTTTGCTTGATGGATTCTGGAACCGAGGCCCCTGTGTAGAAGCGCAGCGTAAATCCTTTAAAGTGTCGCGTGGCCAGAATTGCATTCTTGATCGCACCGATCGTGTATCGCTCCTGGTTGCCGTATAAGGAGTAAGCGATGAGCTGCTTCATGGCTTTAGTTTGCGCTTGAGCAATTCGTAGGCTTCGCTCTCGATGTAGTTCTTGTAAGCAAGCGCATCGAATGAATAAATTTCGGTCGCGTTGACTTCCTTGTATCCCTCATCCCATTCGGCTTTGCCTGCAACCGGATGCATGTGCTCAACGATAACATGATCGAGATAAGTGATCGCTCCTAAATCCTGGCCGAGTTTCTTCCAGAAGTTATCAAGATATAAATGCTTCATCTTTGGCGGAACCATTCCATCAAGCGCTTTGACGATGTCACTTGTCATCGTGATCATGGTTGGAAGTCGTTCCCCTTGCAGCAAATCGTTGCCGTAGGCCATTGACGGCCGCCGTTGCATTGCCTGGATAAGAAGCTCATCCCACCCGGCTGTGCGTGGGCGATGGTCATCGCCGAGGAAGGCGAAGTATTTATATTCGCCCTTCTTTACGATCGCACTTGCTGCTTTGTTGATTGGGTAAGCCATGCCCCGGGTTTCGTTCTCGATTGTCATGCACTTGTCTGCGCCGACTTCGAATTCGTACTGGTCATGCTCTGGATCGTTTGCGTCGATGACGAAGAGGATCTCTGAATGCGTGGAGAGTTTGTCATGAGCTGCGAGCAATTCGACTGCGTTGCTCGGGCGTCCTCTTGTCGGTACGAGGATAATCATTTCCTTCATTTGCTTGTCGCAATCTCGCCGGCGATCGCTGCGTATGCCGCAAGATCGATAAATGAGTCTTCTGTCTCTGTCTCCATCAATCGTGCGACTTTAACCAGCGCCATGCAGATTGCCACTTGCTGTGGGGTTATCTGCTGGCCTAGATATGTCGTCCATAAATCTGCAATTCTGCAATGGTTAACGGTTGGATCGCCGTATGTCTTCTGGCGATCTTTGGCTGTGAGTCGAGCTGCTTCTTGAAGAATATCCCCCCGATTCATCGACTACTTTGCTCCGCGTCCGAAGTCGGTTGCCTTGCCATCGAGTGCCTTAAGTACTGGCCCTGCGACCGCTGCTAAGCCTGCCACCAAGTAATTCTTTAGTGGCTGGTTCGGATCTGCTAAATAAAGAGCTGCCGCTGCTGCCGCTGCTGCTCGTAGATAAGTCTTTACGATCGCTTCTAGCTTTGCCTGGTTCATTCTGTCTCCTTAAAGTTTGGCTTTCCAAAGCCGACAATGGCGACGGCCAATGATGGCTTGAGTTTGCCCCGGTTCTTCTTCTGGTACGCCCTGATCTTACGGCAGACTTCGCCGCCATTGCGTTGATCGCCCTTCTTGTCGGGGCTGGTGTTGCCTTCAATTGTGGTCACTGTGCCATCGCCGTTATTTGCGATCACGATCCCAACATGGGAAATGCGATCGAGCGCGTCGCCTGGGAAATCAAAGAACACGATGTCTCCCGGCTCTGGCGTTGCCGCAGCTGCGTCTTGCCATCTGTTCTTGTCCATAAAGGCGACCGCCCCTGCCGGGGTGTAGGTGCAATTTGGAATTCTTACGCCGGCGGACTTTGCCACCCAGTTCACAAAGGCTCCGCACCATGCTTGCTTTGGCTTCTGGTATTTCGTCTGGTTATCGGCTGGCCCTTCGATGTATCCGATCTCTGCTTTCGCGATCTCGATCATCTTGTCTCTTTGGTTCATCGTCTTCCCCCTTTGCCCTTGTTATTTTCTAGAAGCAGGCTATATATCTCGTCTATTCTGGTTTCGACCCTGGTCATGCGATCGTTCATCGAGCTGCCGCCGTTTGGCTTAAGCTCTGCCAAATAATGCTTTACGAGCCATCTGGTCATCGCGATAAAGGCTCCGCCGATCGTAATCAAGGAAACCGTCAGAGCTGCGTAATCCTGGGCGGTCATTTCCCAATGGCCATCACTTGCATCGTGACGGTTCCGGATGCTGTAATGCCCCAGATTCCGTTTGCTTTATTTTCAATGGTGATCTTGTCGCCGTTATCCATGCGGTATCCGGTCGCTGTGGTCACATCGCTGTTACCGATAAAGCATTGGCCCGATGAGCTGTGAAGATAGACCGTCTCTGCTTCTTGGGTCGCATCAACGAGCAAGGTTGGCTCTGTGGTGACGGTGACTTGCCGGGTGCTGATTCCCATTGTTCTCTCCTAAGCTTCTTCTACTGCATCGTCTATTACTTCGACCCACTCTGTATTTTCTTCGTTCCAATACCACGCGCCTTCTGGCTGTGGTACTGGCGGTTGCCATTTGTATTCTGCATCTAATGACCAGGATGGATATGGCTGTGGTTCTGTGAATATATCTGCATCTTCAATAAAGACCGATCCAATGGTTGCATATCTTTGTCTGAAGTTTCCATTGTATGAAGTTTGAACCCATCGTCCACCAAAGTGAGAAGCACAGAAATCAATTCCTAGTTGTTCTGATTCGTTTTCTTCTCCATCAATTATTTCATTGTTATGAACAACGATCACACGAAGAACTACATTGTTTTCATCTAATTCTGCGAAGTGTGCCATTAGAAAGTGATGCTCCCGCTTCCTGTCCATTGATAAATTCTGTATCCGCCGGATGTTGTTATTGTCGGCGATCCTGTTGTTGCGACTGCTAAATCAAAAGTATCAGCGTAGCGAATAGCAACAAAGCCTGAACCGCCGCTTGCTGTGCTTGAGACGCCTGCGGAGACTGAGTGACCACCTGAACCGCCGCCTGTGTTAGCGCCGCCGCCTGTGCAACCTGTTCCATTTGCTCCGCCTTGTCCACCGCCACCTGAACCACCAGCTGCACTGTTGGTAACTCCGCCGGCTCCGCCGCCGCCACCGCGAGTTACAGATGATCCTGTAATTGATGAGGCTAAACCGTTACCGCCTGAAGCTGCTGAGTTTGCTGCTGCGTTATTTCCTGCCGCGCCTGCACCACCGCCACCTGCTCTTGCAGTAACGCCTGTGCAATCGCCGCCCTTGTTTCCTTCTCCGCCTGTACCTGAAGCGCCGGTCGCACTTGATGACGATCCTGTTCCTGCTCCTGAACCTGAACCACCTGAAACTGGCGCTCCATATCCACCGAAGTTGCTACTCGTTGCCGAACCACCGCCGCCTGTTGCAGTAATTGATGAGAAGACTGAATTTCCACCTGAACCACCTGCTGCTCCTGCTGTGTTTGCTCCTACACCGCCACCACCGCCGACTGTGACTGTAATTGGCGAGCCAGAAGCAACGGAGAAACCGCTTGCTGTTCTATATCCACCAGCACCTGCTCCGGTTGATGATGCGCTGTTTGATGAACCTGATCCGTTATAACCGCCCGAACCGCCGCCGCCTGCAATGACAAGATATTCAACGGTTGTCGGTGGATTAAGTGCCGCACCGCCGCTTCTGTATCCGCGCACCGATCCGTTTGCTAGTGAAGAAATTATTGGCATGATCTCCCCCTTATGCGTACTTTGTTTGTGTTTCTAGGACTGTGTATGTCGGTGTTGCCGCTGTCTTGATAATAGTAAAAGTGTAAGCGTCTATCGAGTTTGCATTTCCGGCTGTGATCGCTGCTGGAACTTTTGGCGTAACTGTTGATCCATCAATCTGAATTACATTTGGATAATAAGGAGTCGCGCCGTTTGTGTTAAGCCATACCAAAGTGATCGCATCGCCAACCGGAAGAACGCTACTAAGTGTTGCTCCTGAGCTGTATCTAAAGTTCAATGTGTGATTGGCTGATGCGTTGCTGGTGTAATACCACACCGATGCTGTGCTTACATCAAAGTTGATCGTTCCTGTTGCAGCCGATGCCACCACATTCACATCTTCTTCTGTTCCTTTAATAACTGCATCTGTAATAATCGGGGCAGTCAGCGTCTTGTTTGTAAGCGTCTGAGCTGTCGTCTTATCGACTGTCGTTGCTGTGTCAATCGCCAGAGAAACTGCGCCGCTTGTTCCGCCACCCGACAATCCTGTGCCTGCTGTTACCTCTGTGATGTCGCCGGGGCTGCTCACATTTTGCCATGCTGATCCATCGTAATATTGCAAGGCGTTTGTATCTGTAAGGTAGGAAAGCATGCCCTCTGCAACAACGCCGCTTAGCGCTGTGGTTCGAGCTGCTGAAGATGCAAATACCATCGTCGTCTGTTGCATCAGGTAAGTGTTGACTTGCGCTGCTGTCAGCACATCTCCTGTTGCGAATAGTTTGTATCCTGCTCCTGCCATGATTTCTCCTTGTTTAGTAGCTGAGAACGCCTGCGACGCCCAGAATTCCTTGCGTTGCACTGTCAAGAATAAACGCCTGGATGATGGGTTCGCTTGTCAGTATCTTAGTGGTGAATGTTGTCCTTGTTATGTCGTGCTGAACCCCTTGAACGAATAATTCCCGGGTGATCGATGTGGATCCTGGCATCGCCTTTGTGATGTTGACGAGGTTGAATATCTCTAATTGAAGGCCTGCGATGTTCCTGGCAACCTGCCCATCGTCGACTAGGTTGAGCGTCATCGAGTCAATGCGAAGGGTTGCGTCTTTGCGTGATTCCAAGATCATCGTTGCCTGGTCTAACGCTTCTGTATCTGATTCCACCAGAATGCCGGTTCTGGCTCCTGAGTGGATGAAATAACTGTCAATTGAAGTCTGATCGCTAACGATCTGGTTTGTTCCGTTCAGCCTTTGAACCGAGACTTTATTTACGATCAAGGTGTCGTCAAAGGCTAGATCAATCTGGGCGTATGAGATTCCTGTGCCGTCGTCGCTGAAAACTGTGGGGGTTGAGTCTGCATAGATGCTTACTGTGTTTCTTGAGTAGAAGGTTGCATCTCCTTCTGCTGACATAAAGAAGCCACCGAATTCGCTGTTTTCTACTGTCTGTATCGCTCCCAGGACGGTTCTGTCTGCTGTTCCTGGATCTGCCTGCATGGTGCTGTTGCCGGCGTCGATCTCTCTTTGTGAATTAGGCCAGTTGCTGACATCGAGCAATTTTTCGATTCGGGTTCCGCTGAGCTGTCCTGCCCCTGTGTCTGCAACGGTGCTAATGGCCACATTATTGAGAAGGCGGAAGCCGTCGACGCAGTTAAGTACCACCCTGGAAACTTCATCGGCTCCGATCGCAAATTGGGTATCGTAACTGGTGATAAATCCTGAAAATAAGTAGTAACGGATCCCTTCGTAATCTGCAAAGATTCGAATTTTGCGCAATGGGACAAGCTTGCCGTAATAAGGCCCTGCTGTGTTTGCCGGGTTCCAGTCGCCA